GGGCCCGGCGAACTCACGAGCGAGCGGTTGAAAAACGAACCGCACCCCCAGTGCGCTTCGTGTGCGGTTCAAACCGGCATTCTGAACTCGCGAACCGCACTCTTTGCGCGTACACTGGCCGTGAAACATGCCGTGAAACATGCCTCAGCGTTGTAGGGCGTGCCTGCACCCCGAACTCAAGGCGATCGATAGTGGCCTACGGGCTGGGCTGTCGATTCACGAGTTGGCGCGGCAGTTTCACCTGACTCGCTTCGCCCTGATGCGGCATCGGGCGGACCATGCTCAGTCGGTGGTGGTGATCGAACCGCGGCCGACCTCCGAAGAGAAGACCGGCAGGCGGCTCAAGCGTGTTGATCGGACCTACCGCCAACCAGCACCGCCGCCTGAGGTCGAGGTCGACGCCAAGGAGCACTTCCTGAACGTGTTCGCCACCAGTGGCGACTTCCTGGGTGCCGCTCTACAAGCAGGCATCACGCGCGCCACCGTCCAGGTGTGGCTCGAGCACGACGACGAGTTCACGCTGAAGTTCCACCAGGCCAAGGCAGCGGTGGTGGATCAGCTCGAGGCGACGGCGCTCGATCGAGCGATGCACGGCGCCAAGCGCATACGCGAGGTATGGCGCGGCGATCGCCTGATCGAGCGCATCATCGAGTGGTCGCCGCAAGAGACGACGCTGCTGAAGTTGCTGCAGGCACTCAGGCCCGAGATCTATGCCGAGAAGCTGCAGGTGACGCAGACGCAGATCGTGAAGACGGTCGACGCAGACGCCTGGGTGGCGGTCTGATGCCTGTCGAACTGCTCGTCGAGGCGCACCGTCGGGGCATGAGTTTCGATTCGAACACACGCCCCTATCGGCCACACGGCGCGTGTCTCGAGCTGTTCCGCTGCAGAGACCACGAGGTCGTTCTGGAAGGTCCTGCCGACACGGGCAAGAGCCGCGCGTGTCTCGAGAAGGTGTACATGGCGCTGGCCAAGTACCCAGGCGCACGCGCAGCCTTCGTCCGAAAAACCAGAAAGAGCCTCACGGCGACGGCCATGCAGACCTTTGAACGGCAGGTGGCGCCCGAGGGGGCGTGCAAGTTGTGGCAGGGCGAGGAGTACCGCTTCGTCAACGGCTCGAAGATCTACCTGTTCGGCCTGGACGATCCCGAGCGCCTCAAGTCCGCGGAGCTGGACCTCGCGTACGTGCAGGAAGTCAGCGAGCTCGAGCAATCAGACTGGGAAATCCTCACCACCCGTGTAACAGGTCGTGGCGGGACGATGCCCTACCAGCAGATCCTGGCCGACCTCAACCCGCGCGAGCCGGGCTGGTGGCTGTACGAACGCGAGGCACAGAAGAAAACTACGTTTCTGTTCGCCAAGCACGCCGATAACCCCACCATTACCCCTGAGCGGCTGGCGCCGCTAGAAGCCCTGTCGGGCTACCTCAGGGATCGCCTCCTGCTTGGCTTACGCGTGGCGAGTGAGGGCATGTACTTTACGGAATTCGATCCGCGACTCCACATTGTGGAGGCGTTCGACCCACCCGAGGACTGGACCAGGTGGATCAGCGTCGACTACGGCTACGCTCACCCGTTCGTCGCGCTGTGGTTCGCCAGGGAGCGCCCTGGCGGACCCATCTACGTGTACCGCGAGGTGAGCGCGAGCGGCTTGCGCGATGAGCAACAGGCCCAACTGATCCTCGAGCGGACCGGCGACGAGCGCATCGACCTGGTGGTGCTCGACCCGAGCATGTTCAACCAGCGTGGTGAGCAGGCTCGGCCGAGCATCGCCACCGTCTATGCCCAGGTCGGTGTCCAGCAGATCAGCAGGAACGGCATCGTGCCCGGCATGAACAGCCGCAGGCAGGGATGGGCGATCGTGAGACGAGCGTTAGCACACGGCGATGCCGTAGCGGCACAGCGTGGGGTGGAGCCAGAGGAGTTGCCGCGGTTGAGAATCATGGGCACCAGGTGTCCCAACCTGATGCGTAACTTGCCGGCCATGGTCATGGATCCGCTCGATCCCGAGGATGTCGCCGACAAGATCCGTTCGGTCCGAACACCTGACGATGAGGCGGATGCCCTGCGCTACGGCCTGTGTGCTGAGGCGCAGCCTCAGGCTGACGAATCGCCTTCGGCGATGGTATGGGCGGCATGACGGTCAGCCACGCGGCCGAAGACGCGGTTCTCGGCGGCGAGCGGATGAGCGATGGCTTGTGGACGCACAGGGGAAAACTGGTGGTACGCGGCGGGCCGCTGGAGGGCGCCATACGGACCAAGGTGGGGGCTCCGGTTGATGCCGACTTCACGGTGCCCGTGGACGGGCTGATGATGCTGGATACGAGCACGCTGCGTCTGTACGTCCGTAGTGGGGGATTGTGGAAGTCGGTGGTCCTGGCATGACGTTGGCGCAGATTCTGACGGGGCTGCGCGAGTTGCCGGACCTGGATGCTGAGGTGAAGCTGGTGATCTTTCAAACAATCGCACTGGCGTTACGCGAGCCGAAGCCTCAGACGGGGTTACGTACGCCACCGTGGGACTGGGCGAGGGACACCTGATGGCTGAGTCGCGAGCGTACACACCAACGCAGGAAGAGGCCATGGAAAAGGCCACCATGGAGTTGGCCGAGGACCTCAAGAATCAGTTCCGCGATCGCGACCAGTTGTACAGCGATATCGACGCGGTCCTGTTCGGCAATCTGCCTATCCAGATCCCTGAGGCATATCGTAAGACAGCCATCGAAGTCCGGAGTCCGATGGCACTGGATATCGCCACCAGTGTGACCGCAGCGCTCAGCACCAATCCGATGACGGTCAGTTTCAAACCTATCGGCTTCGGCGATGTGTACCAGCAGAATTCCACACTCCGAGAGAAGTTTTTCGAAGCGAGCTGGCTCAGACAGGAGCAAGAGGCCCGACGGCCACTCCTGCGCCTCTTCCTGTGGAGTCTGGTGGTGAAGGGCGAGGGCATCCTGAAGACGGTCGAACGGTGCCACACGGCGTGGGCGGATTATCCCAAGAAGGCGAGCGATATCCAGAAGTTGCTCGACGAAGCGGACGCCTATGACCAGCACGCTCAGGACACCATGTACGACCACCAGACCGAGCAATTGAAGCTCGGGCTGCCCTACCCGATCGCCACCACCGACGTTCCGCCTGAGACCTTTTATTACACGAAAAACGAGAACGGCTTCACCTCCTGCGTCGAGATTAAAGAGGTGCCTTACCAGACGGCGCTCGAGCGGTTCGGCGCCGGCCTCGACAGTAGCGGCAACGTCGTCGACCCCAAGACATGGTCAGGCTTGGATCCACGCGCGGCGGAGCTCGCGCGCGCCGAGTGGAGTCACTTGATGAAGTCGAGTGGCAGCGGCAAGGTGGGTACACAGAACACGATTCGGTGTATCGAGGCGTGGGACTGGCAGTGCCAGGTGATTCTGTTGCAGGGACCGAATCAGCGAAACAAGACAGGCAAACTGGGCGAGGGGACGCTGTGCAAGGTAGTCAGGCATGCATACGGGGATCCACTGCTCAAGGTCCTGAAAGGACCCTATTTTCATGCGTTGGGGATCACCACCGGGAGCCGGCTGCCGGAGCACGCGGGCCTCAGTGTGCTGTACCAGTACCTGAGCCTGTTTCCGCTGGTCGACAGCCTGCTGACGATGCAGGCCAATGCGGCGTATATGACGGGGTTTCCTGCGTTCAAGAAGAACACGCCACCGGGTCAGGTAGCTGGGCTGGGTACGGCACCGTATGGCCAGGATGGGCGCGAAGGTAGAAAAGCCGAGCAGATCGAGCCCGGCAAACTGTATCCATACGATGTCAGTCCGATCGATCAGCCGCGCAGCGGTGTGGACTCCGACAAACTGTACGGCAACGTCAAGCAAATGCTTGAGTCCGCACTCCCGTCCTCAGTCCAGGGCATGGTCTCCGGAGACACCTCCGGCTATGCACTGAATCAGGCCGCCTACCTCGCGCGACTTCAATGGGACCCGATAGTCAAGAACGCGGAGGTTGCACTCGGCGAGCGGGTCGGCCACGAGTCGTGGATCATCGAGAACAGGATCTCCGAGAAGGTCTACGCCTGGGGCGAGATCGAGGCAACCAGGGGCAAGAAGACGATCTCGGGCCAGAGTAAGGCGGCCTGGTTAGCGCTCGGTCCCGAGGATTTAAAAGGCGTCCATCGCTACGAGGCCGCCCTCGCACCCAGTACACCGAGCAACGAGATTGTGGCGACCCGCGCAATCGGCGAAAAGATGCAGCTCAAGCTGATCACGTACGAGGACGCCGTTGAGCAATCGGGTTCCAACCCTGACGAGGTCGAAAAGTCGTGGCTCCTGCACGACCTGAAGAACAGCCAGGAAGTGCAAGCCATGCTCAAGAAGGCGGTCTTCGAGAAAGTGGCCACCATCCAGACCGAGCGTATGGCGGCCGCCGGCGCTCCTTCACCCGAGGAGATGTCCGGCGCGCCGACCGCGGGCGCCACTGGCGTCCCCGGCGGCACTCCTGGAGCTCCCAATCCTGGCTCACCTGGCGGTCCGCCACCCAATCCAATCCCTTCACCAGGAGCCGGATTGCCGCTTGCCCCGCCGCCTCCGGCGGGCATGGCTGGTGGTGGCATGCCGCCAGGTGGGATTTCTGGCAACCCCAACGTGCAGGGGCCGCCAGCCAACATGCTCCAGTTACCGGGCGGTGGGCCGTA